AAACAAGGTGAAAAGTTAGGTAACCCTAGTTATGGAACCAATGTATGGGGGTTGATATTTGAACCTCAAACTGCAGAAACACTGAAAGAATTAGAATATGAAATGCGTAAAACTATAGAGCAAGATCCTAGAGTTAAAGTAGATGACTTACAGGTGTATCCACAACAAAATGGTGTGTTAGTAGAACTTTTTGTCACAGTATTACCAACAACAGAACAGCAAAGATTAAGCTTGTTCTTCGATCAAGAAACACAAAACGCAAACTTAGTATAATAATATACGCAGTTATCTAAAGTGATAAATACTAGATAACAACGAGATTACTATGGCTAAGACTACAAGACAAACAGCAATATTTGGAGCAGAGGATTGGAAAAGACTGTATAAGACTTTCCGTGAAGCTGATTTTCAAAGTTACGACTTCGAAACGCTACGAAAAAGCTTCGTAGATTATCTAAGATTACATTATCCAGAAACATTTAATGACTATACTGAATCAAGTGAGTTTATAGCACTATTAGACCTGATGGCATTTATGGGCCAAGGGCTAGCATTTAGAAATGATCTAAATACCAGAGAAAACTTCATTGATACAGCAGAACGAAGAGATTCAGTTGTTAAATTAGGAAACTTGGTTGGATATAGTCCAAAGCGTAATGAATCAGCAACTGGATTCTTAAAAGTACTAGGAGTATCAACAACTGAGTCCGTAACAGATGTCAACGGATTTAATCTGTCTGGAATAAGAATCAACTGGAATGATTCAACAAACCAAGATTGGTATGAACAAATGACTGCTGTAATAAATGCAACATTAACTGACAGTCAACGTTTTGGTCGCCCTGCAAATAGCCAAGTTATATTAGGTACTACCACAGACGAATATCAACTAAATGTAGTTGAAGGCTTTTTACCAGTTGTTCCTTTTGACGGAACAGTAGATGGCGTAAATATGTCGTTTGAAGTTTGTTCAGCTACAAGTGCTGATAAAACATACGTCTATGAACCATCTCCTCAGCCAAATAGTCCTATGAGTATGTTGTATAGAAATGATAAGTTAGGATTTGGATCAGCAAACACAGGATTTTTCTTTTACTTTAAACAAGGCGAATTAGTAAGTCAAGATTTTAATTTAACAGAGAGAATATCTAATAGAATAGTTAACATTAACCTTGAAGGAATCAATCAAAATGACGTGTGGGTATATGAAGTCACTAACACTAACACACTAACAGAATGGGATAAAGTAGATAGTATCTACGGCGTAGGTGCAACTCCAATCACAGATGAGCAACAACGAACAGTATATTCAGTGACCTCAGGTACTAACGATCAGGTTGAACTTAGATTTGGAGACGGTGTCTTTGCTAAAGTACCAGTTGGAACATTTAGAACATATGTTCGACAATCAAACGGGTTTGATTATATAATTAATCCTAATGAATTACAAAATATTACAATATCAATACCTTACATTAGCCGTAACGGTCGTAATGAAACAGCAAGTTTTGTATTAGGATTACAACAACCAGTAACAAACGCTAAACAAAGAGACACAATTGATGATATTAAAACTCGTGCTCCTGCAAGATTCTACACACAGAATAGAATGGTCAATGGTGAAGACTATAACAATTTTCCATACACACAGTTTACAAGCATATTAAAGTCTAAGGCACTTGGACGTTCTAGTATTGGTATTAATAGACAAATTGATTTATTAGATCCAACTGGAAAATATTCTTCGACTAATGCTTTTGCTAGTGATGGTATGTTCTATAGAGATTATACTTCTCCTAACTTCACATTTACTTTTGTTGATACCAACGACATTGCGTCAGTAATTAATAATCAACTTGAATCAACACTTGCTTCTAGACCAATGGTGCATTTTTATAACGATAAATTTAATAGACCAAGTTATGCAGATACAGATATCGTTTGGCAACAAAGTACAACATCAACTAATTCAAGTTCAGGATACTTTAAAAATTCTTTAGGTAATCCAGTAGCAGTTGGGCCAATCAGTACTAGTAATACTGAATATATTGACCAAGGCGGACTAGTTAAACTAGTACCACCAAGCGGATATTTCTTTGATGCTAACAATAGATTAAAAGTAGGTACACCAACAGGAGCAGATGAAAAATTAGTAATCTGGGCAACTGTTTCTAGTTTAACACTTGACGGCACAAACTTTGGTGAAGGAAATCTTGCTGATGGTAGCGGACCAGTTGTAATGAACGACTTTATTCCAACAGGTGCTATTCCAACAGAGGTAATTCCAAAATTTGTAACAGACATACCATCAGCTACTGAAAAGTTAATGATTGAACAAATTGAATTATTTAGAGACTTCGGTCTTGGATACGATAATACAACAGGGTCATGGTACATTATATCAACTGACAATTTAGATCAGGATGCTGAGTTTTCAACTGACTATGCTCAAGCTACAACTAGATTAAAGCAAGATGCTAGTTGGTTAGTGCAGTTTACAACAGACGGAACAACATACACAGTCAAGTATAGAACTTTAAATTATTATTTTGCTTCAGTAACTGAAAATAGATTTATATATGATTCTAACGATTCAATATACGATCCTAAAACAGGACGAACAGTCAACGACTTTGTGAACATACTTAAAACAAACAGTCAACCAGACAGTAACACAGCATTAGCAGGAGATGTAAGATTAGACATTATTGGACAAGAAACAGAAACTGATGGATTTATAGATAATTTTAAAGTATTAGTAAGTTATGCAGACTCTGACAGTGATGGTATTGCTGATAACCCAGACGTGTTTAATGACGTTGTGGCTCCTGGCACTAACGCAACTACTAAACTTACTTTCTTACAACGAACTACTGATTTTGATAATTTAGAAAGATATATTCCAATAGCAACAGGAACAGTTAATGCCTTGTACGCAACGTTGTCAGCTATTGAATTAATAAAAACAGAATTTTTAGATGGACAAATATTTTACGCAACAACAGACAAAAAGTTTTATAAACTAACAGTTGTTGGCACAACATACACTCTAGCTGAAAACACAGACTATCGGGTTAATACTGGAAGACAGGATTTATACTTCCAATACAAACATAACTCAAGTAACAGCAAGAGAATAGATCCGGCGATTACAAATATTATTGATCTATATCTAGTAACTAGTTCATATTATACACAATATCAAAATTGGATTAAAGACACAACAGCCACAGTAACTAAACCAATAGAACCAACAATTGACGAACTATCAATTGCTTATGCAACATTACAAGATTATAAAATGATTAGTGATAATGTAATTTTTAATTCAGTAACATTCAAACCATTGTTTGGCAACAAAGCTTCAACAGAGTTACAGGGCGATATCAAAGTAATCAAGTATGCAAACTCAGTTGTGTCAACTAGTGAAATTAAGTCACGTGTTGTTGAAGCACTTAATGAATACTTTACTATTGACAAATGGGATTTTGGAGATACATTTTACTTCAGTGAACTATCAGCGTACTTACATAAAGAACTAGGCGATATAGTAAGTTCAGTGGTACTAGTACCAAAAGACCCAACAAAGAGTTTTGGGGATTTGTATGAAATTAGAACAGCACCAAACGAAATTTTTGTAAACTCAGCAACAGTAGATAATATTGTAGTCATAGACGCACTAACATCTAGTGCTTTAAGAACAGCTTCTAATAGCGGGACAATTTAATGGTAACCAGAACACGCACAGTTGATCTACTACCTGAGATATTCAGAACAGAGACCAATAAGAAGTTTCTAGCTTCTACACTGGATCAAATGATTCAACCTAGTAAACTTCAACAAGTTGAAGGATATATAGGCAAGCGTAATGGTCCTGGAGTTACTACTACAGACAGTTATGTATTAGAACCTAGTACAACAAGAGCAAATTATCAGCTTGAACCATCGGTGGTTTATAAAGTACCAGGTACTACAAAAACAAAAGACTTAACAACATACCCTGGACTAATAGATGCATTAGGTATCCGCGGCGCAAAAACAAATAAACATGATAGATTATTCTCAAGTGAATTTTATGCTTGGGATCCATTTATTGATTACGACAAGTTTATTAACTTTAGTCAATATTATTGGCTAGCTGGTGGCTCAGACTCAGTTAATGTACAGGCTACTGAAATAGCATTAACTAACAACTACAGTGTTGGTAGGACTGACTCAGGATATACATTGAGTGAAACAGCAGGAACTAATCCAACTATTACTTTAGTTAGAGGTGGGAACTATACATTTGAAGTACAACAAACTGGTAATCCTTTCTGGATACAAACAAACCCAGGTACAACAGGATTAATTCCAGGACAAGAAAATCAATCAAGTCGTGAAGTACTTGGTGTTACTAATAACGGTGATGACAATGGAAGTGTACAATTTAACGTACCATTAAGTACAGCACAAAATGAATTTTATACAATGCCAGATGTTGGTCCAGTTGATCTTGCAACTGATCTAAAATTTGATCAAATCAATAATGTATATGTTGATGTGTTTTTAGAAAAGCACGGAGGCATTGATTCTATATCAGATTTAGACAATCGTACAGTTATATTTCTTAATAAAAATACAGACAGTGATAGCGATAAGAGCGGATGGAGAATAACAGATAGATTTGATTCAACCACAGCTGGATATGATTCAGAAGTTTTTGATTCAACTACAGATATTACAACACAGGCACAAAGATATAGTGTATGGAAAATTAAGTATCTAACTGACACTAGTGACCCAACTAGACCGTACATAACATTATCTAAGGTAATTGAAGTTCCGCAACTTAACAAATTAGAAATACAATACGGTACACTTAACGCTTCAAAATATTACTACAAATCAGCAGAAGGATACTTTGAACAGCAACCTTTACTAACAGCAACACGTGATATACTTTATTATCAAGATCAAAACGATAGTACAAAATTTGGTGTTATTAATATAGTAGATGAAGTAGATATGACATTGTTAAATGTTAATGATATCATAGGTAAAACAAGCTATACTTCACCAAATGGAGTTACATTTACAAACGGAATGCAAGTACAGTTTCGTGGCAGAACAGAACCTAGTAGTTACCAAGATCAAAAATACTACGTTGAAGGAGTTGGTACTGCAATTGAATTATTAGCAGTTGATGATTTTAAGACTCCAGAACCTTTCTTAAAAGATGAGACTCTGCCTTTTGATAGCACTGCTTATGATTTTGGAGCATACGATTCTAGTTTAAATTCGCCTCAAGAACAAGACTACTTTACAATTAATCGAGCAAGTAAAGATCTTAATCCCTGGACCAGAACTAATCGTTGGGTACACGTAGATGTTATTAATAAGTCAGCAGAATATAATGACACAATTGCTAACTTAGATCAATCTTTAAGAGCTAAACGACCAATTATTGAATTTAAAGCTGGATTAAAGTTATTTAACTTTGGTACTGAAAGCAAAGCACCAGTTAACATAATTGATTTTAATCAAACAGATGCTCTCAGTAACGTTAATGGAAAAACAGGATACAGTTTAGATGGATACGATCTAGTAGATGGTACTAGAATAATATTTGCCGCTGATACAGACAGTGCTGTAAGAAACAAAATTTATAATGTGACACTGATTGATCAGGATGATGATACCACAACTGCTAAAATAATTAACTTAACTGAAGCCAATGACGGAACAGTTGTTGCAGACAATAATATATATGTGCTGAGCGGAGCAACTCTTCAAGGTAAGAGTTATAGATATACAGGAACTGAATGGATTGAGACACAGCAAAAAACTAAAGTAAATCAAGCACCATTATTTGATATGTTTGATAGTTTAGGTAATAGCTTAGGAAGTCAAACAACATATCCAAGCACAAACTTTACAGGTACTAAGTTATTTTCTTATGCCTTAGGGTCAGGAGCAATAGACACAGTATTAAATCAAAGACTAAAATATCTTAACATTAATAATGTAGGAGATATTGTATTTGATAATAATTTAGAAAGTGATACATTTACCTATACTAAAGATTCTACTAGCACAACATCAAATATCAATGTTGGATTTGTACACAACTACTCTGATAGAACAACATTTGAAAAAGAGTTAGGCTGGAAAAAACATATTAACAAGTCAATACAGAGACAGATATTATCGTTTACCTATGCCAACGAAGCATTGATCTGTGACGTTCCAGCAAAAGACGCAACAGAAAACCCATTGACAATATATGTTGACAATAAATTTTATAGTGCAAACAAGTACAGTTACACAACAACCACTGACCAAACAACAATAACATTTGGTGCAGATTATACACCAGCTGTTGGCGCAAGTATTCAAGTACAAATTATCAGTGATCTTGTTAGTAAGATTGGGTTCTATCAAGTTCCTGACAACCTAGCTAACAATTCACCAAACGAAACATTTACAACAGTGACCTTAGGAACTGTGAGAAATCATTATGTTGATCTAGCTCAAAATATTCCATCCCTGTCAGGCACAGTGTTAGGTATTAATAATATTAGAGATTTAGGTGATGTGGTTCCATACGGTAATAAAATAGTTCAACAGGGATCACCAATACAACTAGCTACAACATTTGTTAGAGATTCTAATATTAACTTTTTTGATGCATTAAGTTACGCAGGCACTGAGTATGAAAAGTATAAAAATAAATTAATTGATGCTGTAGTTAAGAATGATTTCCAAGGTACCATAGCACAAAAATTAGATAAAGCATTAAAGTATGTTAATCAAAGTAAAGAAATAACACAGCCGTTTTATTGGACAGACACTATTGCTTGTGGTGACGTGTTTACAGAAACAAAACACACTATAACACCCATTGACGATGAGTTCTTTGATTTACTTGACATATATGACTTTACAAAAGCAAACTATAAAACAGTATTAGTTTATAAAAATGATGTACAGCTAATAAGAGACATTGACTATACTGTAGCAACTGATGCCGCTCGTTTAACTATACACAATGTGGCAACAGGCTTACCAACGTTGGTAGCTGGCGATGTTATTAAAATTAGAGAGTATGAAACAACCTACGGAAGTTACGTACCAAGCACACCAACTAAACTAGGATTATACAGAAAGTTTACACCAGAGATATATTCAGATGACAGCTACGTCACTGCTACAAATGTAATTTTAGGCCATGATGGTTCTAAAACATTAGCGTGGGGCGACGACAGAGACAATATTCTATTAGAATTTGAAAAACGAATTTATAACAATATTAAGTGGACAGGAGATGTTCCTTTATGTTTAGAAGATGTTCAACCTGGCAAGTTTAGAACAACCGACTATACAGATGCAGAAATTACAGAAATACTAGGTACTGACTTTTTAACTTGGGTAAGCTGGAATAGACTAGATTACAAAACACAAGACTATGTTGCTGACGATCAACAGACATGGAATTATTCAAAAGCAGATGATACTATTAATAGCGAATTATTATTAGGACACTGGAGAGGTATATTTAACAATTACTACGATACTGATATACCACATCTTAGACCTTGGGAGTTAATAGGATTCAGTCAACAACCTATATGGTGGGTATCTAAATATGGACCTGCTCCATATACTTCAGGAAACGAAGTGTTATGGGACGATCTTGCTGGTGGTAAAATATGGGACGGAGTTAGTACATACACTGTTGAAAGTAAATTTAAGCGACCAGAACTAACTCAAGTTATTCCGGTAGATGACGAGGGCAACCTAAAAACAGCATTTGATGTTATGGTTAGAAACTATGACAATCTAAGTCTTAATAAATCTTGGGTAGTTGGAGATCAAGGACCAGTAGAAACTGCTTGGAAGAGATCTAGTTCGTTTCCGTTTGCTGTAATGAGATTAATAGCATTAACTAAACCAGCAGAATTCTTTGCATTAAATGCGGATAGAGATTTATACAAATATGATACTGCTTTAGGTCAATACCTATATAATGGTAGAACAAGAATTAAATCAAGTGATATCAGTGTGTACGGTGAAAACAATCCTAAACATTCATATATCAATTGGTCAGTAGACTTTGCTCGTAAGCAAGGAATTTCAACTAGTACAGAAATTAAAGAAACTCTAGCAAACATTAATATACAATTAACTTACAGAATGGCAAGCTTCTCTGATAAAGAATACTTAAAAATCTTTACAGAGAAAACATCACCTAATTCAAACAATACAAGTTTATTATTCCCAGATGAAAGTTACGAAGTATTTTTATATAATAATGAAATATTTGATCAAGTTGAGTTTAGCTCAATTATTATACAAAAGACAGCAGACGGATATGCAGTTTACGGCAACAGTAAATTAAAACCTTATTTTACTATCTTTACTAGCTTACCAAATGGCAATTTTAAAAATATAAAAGTTGGCAATACAGAAGTAAGAGTTTCATCAGACTTTTCAGACACAGAAGTAAAAATACCTTATGGTTATGTGTTTACGAACACTAGTACACTCAGTGACTTTATAATAAGTTATGGGCGTTGGTTAGAATCAAAAGGTTATGTATTTGAAGCTAGAGAAAATAATTACATATTAGATTGGTCTCAAATGATACGTGAAGCTCTTTATTGGAGCCAGCAAGGTTGGCGTGAAGGAAGTATTATTAACTTAAATCCAAATGCTAGCAAACTATATTTAGAAAAAGAACAAGCAGTAGTAGCACCAATACTAGGTCAAGGCACAGACGACTTTATACTAAACCAAAATCTTAAAGGTATTAATAACGACTCGTTAGTGTTTAACAGATTAGACAATGTATTTGAAGTAAAAACTACAGACGAAAATGCTATTGCATACATTAATGCTAAATTTACAAGTTATGAACATGTCCTAGTGTTTGATAATGTATCAATCTTTAATGATTTAATATATGATCCAACAACTGGGTCTAGACAGCAACGATTAAAAATAAATGGGTACAGTACAGGCGACTGGAACGGACAAGTTGATGCACAAGGCTTTGTGTTCAATCTCGATAATGTTGCAGAGTGGTCTGGAACATCTAAATATTCTAAAGGCGACATTGTATTTTATAAGAATCAATACTACTCAGCCGCTGATCGTGTACCACCAAGCGATAAGTTTAATTACACACTGTGGTTAGAGACAGAATACGAACAAATTAAAAAAGGTCTACTGCCTAACCTTAGTCTTAAGAGTGATCAACTTAGAGACTACTATAATAGTAATGTTGCTAACCTAGAAAATGATGCAGATCAATTAGGGTTTGGTTTAATTGGATTTAATAAACGTGACTATTTAGAAAACATGAACTTAGATGATATCAGTCAGGTCAACGTTTATCAGAACTTTACTGGTAGCAAAGGTACAAAACGTGCAGTTGATTTGTTTAAATCTGCTAAACTAGAAAAAGAATTAACAGATTATAATGTATATGAAAATTGGGCTGTTAAGCAAGGCGTGTATGGTGCAAATGCAAATAGAAGTTATGTTGAACTTGAATTAAATGAAAGTTTGTTGACCAGTAATCCATCAACAGTTAAACTAGCAACTAACGACAGTGACACAACCAAAGCTGACCAAACAGTTAATCTTGAATCAATCTACAGACAAAGTTTTAAGATTAATACCACTCCGTTAACCACAGCATACTATTCAGGAGTTAACAGCGAGTTAAGCTTGCCAACAGCTGGATACGCTAATATAGATGATGTAAATATTCAGGCATTTGACCTAGACGAACTAAGTGAACTTACAGCTAAATTAGATCAAGTAAAAGAAGGAACAACGGTTTGGGTAGCTAAAGATAACTCACATGAATGGAACATATATAGAGTTGGTGGAACAGAATCAACTCTTTTACTAGCTAAAGATAACTTGGACGGAACAACAACATTTACGTTTAATAAGCATCATAAGTTAGCTAAAAATGATTTAATTGTTATTAAGCTTTTTGGAACAGATGTAGACTCTGCTTACAGAGTTCAATCAATCCCAAGTGTTAATAAAGTTACAGTTTTACTATCGTTACCTACTGGTATTGATTCACTCACTGGCGAAGGTTTATTATTTAAATTAAATTCAATTAGAGTTGCTCAACCAAGCGATGTGCTTAACTTACCTTTTGCAAAATCATTAAACACTGGCAATAGAGTATGGGTAGACAACAATGGAGATAATTTATGGACAGTGTTAGAAAAAACAAGTCCATTTACAGCAGAATCAAATTTAGTTACAAACACTCCATTAGAAGATACAAACTTTGGTTCTAGTGTTGCTCAGAATTTAAACAACCTAACTGCTCTAATAGGTGCTGATAATCATGCATCAGGTAGAGGATCTGTGTATTCTTATGTTAAAACTGCTGACGACGTGTACGCTGAAAATTCATTACTTACATTAGCTAGTGTTACTGGCGTTACGGGATATGGTAATGATATAGCATTCGCAGATGAAACATATGCTGTAGCTGGTGCAAGCACATCAAATGGCGGTCAAGGCTACGCAGTTGTAATTAAACAGCCTAACAAAAATTTATTAACAGAACATCAATTATTAGTAACTCCAGATGGTAACCCAACATCACTTGGAAACTTTGGTGATGCTGTTGCAATCAGTCAGAATGGTAGAATGATATATGTTGGTGCTCCAGGCAAAGACAGAGTATACGGATATCAAAAAATTGATAGGCAATTACAAAGAGCTACGTTTATAGGTGATGGAAGTACTGTTAGTTATGATGTATCAGACTACATTATATCAGCAGGTAATCAAGAAGATCAAATAACAGTGGTTGTAGGAACTACAACACTAGCAGTAAGCGATTATAATTTTGCAGGTGATGTTGTAACTCTAGACACTGCCGCTAAAGCAGGGCAAGAAGTTAATATTACTAGAAATGAAACTATAATGTTAGCAGGCGATGGATCAACCACACAGTTTGATATAACTGGATTATATACAGTTGATGGACTACATTCTATACAAGTATTTTTAAATGGTACACTACAACGACCAGAATTAGATTACTCATATGAAGCTGATAGTTCGTTGACATTTGAATTTATAACAGCACCTACAAATGGCGCAAGTATTGAGATTAGATCATCAGACTATTACGAGCATATAATAACTATAGCCGGAAATGAAGGTGAAAGATTTGGTGATTCAGTATCAACTACAACAGACGGTAGACAAATTATTATTGGAGCACCGTTAGCTGAATCCAATAGTATTAGCAATGTTGGTAAAGTATATATTTACGATAGAGATGTTCAAAGAATACAACAAACAGTCACAGGAAATAAAACATTCACAGTAGAACAGACACCACAAGGTAGAGCTGAAGTTTATGTAAACAATGTTTATCAAACAAACAGCACTTATTACATTGGCGGAACATATACATTCACTACTAAAACAGCAACACTGGCCACAGCACCTTTACTAGGAGACTTTGTTGAAATAGAAACAAATAATGTACAATTAGTAGACACAATAGAAATGACAAACGCAAATCAATCAGCAGGATTTGGTAGTACTGTTAAAATATGTCCAACTAATTGTTCAGTGTACGCAAGTGCTCCAACAAGTAATCAAGAAGCACCAGAAAGTGGTTCAGTTACAAGAGCGGTTAATCAAAGTAGACTTTATGGTACTATTACAGGAACAGTTGCGAACCCAACAGTAACTTCAGGACATAAAATAAGAATTAATAATTATGTTGTTGAGTTTACTAATACAACACTGGCACAGGTTGTTATAGATATTAATAATAGTAACATTCCAAATGTAGTTGCTAGTGCAACAACAGATAATAAACTTACTATATCATTGATTAACGTAGATGCCGGAGAAGTTGCAAACAGATTATATGTATTACCAGCAAGCAGTGGAGCTACACCGTTGACTGATTTAGGGTTAGACATATTTGCTGTAGTTCAAACAATAGAAAATCCATATCCAAAAGATTATACAAACTTTGGGCATTCAATATCAGTATCAAGTGATGCACTAACTCTTGTAGTTGGCTCTCCAACCGGACAAAGTAATTTAGAAGTAACACTGGATGCAGGAAAAACAAC